CAACCCGGCCTATGGCGGGTAGTGAGCGTCCCCGCGATTGCGGAGGAAGCCGACCCGCTTGGGCGTGAGCCGGGACAGTTCCTGTGGGAAGACGACCCCACCTACCCATACGGTGCCGAACTGCAGAAGGTGTATGGCGAATACCAGGCCGCCGGCGCCATGCGGGATTGGCAGGCGCTATATCAGCAGCACCCCCGGCCCGCCGAGGGCTCGCTGTTCAAAATCGGCAAGATCGAGGTACTGGACGTTCCGCCGAGCCTGCGCGGCGCCACGGTCGGTCGCGGATGGGATTTGGCCGCCACCAAACAGATCGGCACCCGAGACCCGGACTGGACGGTCGGCGTGAAGCTGGCGCGGCTCCTGTCCGGCCAGTATGTCGTGCTCGATGTCCAGCGATTCCGCGGCGGCCCGGACGAGGTGGATAATATGATCCACAACACCACCCATCAGGACGGCACGGGTTGCCGGGCCAGCTTGCCACAAGACCCCGGCCAGGCTGGCAAGGCGCAGGCCCTGGCCTTCACACGCTTGCTCACCGGCTATCAGGTCGAGACCTCGCCCGAGACCGGCGCCAAGGAAACCCGCGCCGCGCCCGTCGCCAGTCAATGCAACGGCGGCAACCTAGCGATCGTGCGCGCCCCCTGGAATGCCGCCTTCCTCGACGAACTGGCCGCCTTCCCCTCTGGCATCAAGGACGATCAGGTGGACGCCCTTTCCCGCGCCTTCGGCATCGTTGGCCTTGGGGCACGAAAGATGGTAGTATCCGAGGACGTGATGCGGTTTTTGGGACAACGGTAATGTTTTCCTTCCTCGCCCGCCCATGGCGCAGACCCGCGCCGCCGAGCCCTGCCGAGCCCATCCCCATCGAGCCGCTGACCCGCCGACCGCTCCGGATCAGTGAAGCCTCGATGGAGGAGCTTCGCCGCAGCGACCGGCCGGCCCGGCGCTCACCCTTCGCCGGATTGCCCAAGCCGCCCCCAGGCGTGCGGCCCGATAGCCCCGCTCCCGGCATGGCGATGGACGAGGCTCCCGGCGTCACGACCGGCGGGGCATGGGGCGCCTGGGCGATGGAGGGCCTATGGGGCGAGGGCCTTTGGTTCATGGGCTATCCCTATTTGGCCGAGCTTGCCCAGCGTCCCGAATATCGCAACATTGTCGAGACTATCGCCGAGGAGATGACGCGGAAGTGGATCAAGATCGTCAGCACCGGAAAGACCGATAAAACATCGAAGGTCAAAACCATCGAAGATGCGATGAAGACGTTCGAGTTGCGCGAAGCGTTTCACCGCGCTACCGAGATTGACGGTTTCATGGGCATCGGGTTTATCTACATCGATACCGGCGCGACTGACGATCCGGCCGAACTTAAACTCCCGCTGCCACTCACCAAGGACAAAATCGACAAGGGCGCCCTCAGGGGCTTTGTGCCAATTGATCCAACATGGTGTAGCCCGCTGATATACAACAGCACCGACCCATTGAAGCCGGACTTCTTCGTTCCATCCGTCTGGTATGTCATGGGCAAGCAGGTCGATGCCAGCCGGCTAATCATTATTCGATCCCGTGAAGTGCCGGATATCCTCAAGGCGGCATATAATTTCGGCGGTCTGTCGCTGTCTCAGATGGCGAAGCCCTACGTGGACAACTGGCTACGGTCGCGGCAAAGCGTCAGCGACCTGTTGCACGCCTTCACCAGCTTTGTGCTCAAGACCCAGATGGGCGCTTATCTCCAGGATGCCCGCGCCTTCGGCGAACGCATGGCGGCTTTCATTCTCGGCCGTGACAACAAGAACCTATTGCTGGTCGATAAGGAAACCGAGGAGCTCGATAACGTCTCGGCGCCGCTCGGCACGCTGGACAAGCTCCAGGCTCAGTCCCAGGAACAGATGGCGAGCGTCAGCCGCATTCCACTGATCAAGCTGCTATCCATTACGCCGACCGGCCTGAACGCTACGACGGATGGCGAGATCAGAGTATTCTATGACCGCATTAAGGCGGCCCAGGAGAAGGTCTATGGCGCCGGGCTGACTCGAGCACTCAAGGTCATTCAGCTATCCGAGATCGGTAGTATCGACCCCGAGATCGGCTATGAGTTCGTGCCGCTATGGGAGCTGGACGCGGCGGGCAAGGCCGCGGTCGAAAAGGCCAAAGCCGACACCGATGCGGTTTACATGCAGGAGTCGGTAATCTCCAACGAGGAAGTGCGGACGCGCCTGGCCGGCGATCCCGAGTCGCCCTACCATGGCCTGGAGGGGCCGGCGCCGGAAATACCCGATCCGCTGGATATGGACCCCGACAAGTCAGATGTGGCGGAAAGCATCGAAAAGCGGGGCGCTGAGGGCAGCAACAGCGAGGCGAACTCAGGTGCGTAGGCCCCTAACCGCCCCCACTCGTCGCCCGATCCGCCTGCGGCCGGTGCGGCCGAATGCCGGCCTGACCGCCGCCTACCAGCGCCGACTCGATGCCGAGATTGACCGGATGGCCGCGCATGTTATTGCAGCAATCCAGACATGCTATATCCGCAAGCCGCCGAGGCTGGCAGCAGACGAAAGCCCGGCGGCGGCGCTCAAGGCCACGCTTGCCGCGTTGGCGCGGGACTGGACGGCGCGTTTCGATGCCCTGGCACAGGGGGCGGGGCGGAAGTTTGCCAGGGACGCGACCGCCGCCGCCGATCGGTCCTTCGCCGCCGCGCTCAAGCATGCCGGGTTCACTGTCGATTTTCATCTGACGCCCGCCGTCAACGACGTTCTACAGGCCACGATTGCCGAACAGGTCGGGCTGATCAAATCCATTTCCGCCGAGTATCTGACGCAGGTTGAGGGATCAGTCATGCGGTCAGTGCAGGTTGGGCGCGACCTGTATCTGTTGTCCCAAGAATTGCAGGACCATCATGGCGTGACGAAACGGCGGGCGGCCTTTATCGCGCGAGACCAGAACGAGAAATCGACCGCCACCATCACCCGGGCGCGTCAACAGGAACTCGGCATTACTCAGGCGATCTGGCTTCATTCCTTCGGCGCCCGGCACCCAAGGCCGACGCATCTTGCGAATAACGGCAAGCTCTACGACACGGCGACGGGATGGCTCGACCCGGCGATCAACAAGCGGATATGGCCGGGCACGGAGATCAACTGTGGCTGCGTGTCGCGGTCGGTGATTCCGGGGATGGGGCGGTAATTCCTCGTGCCTTCAATGCCTCCTCGAGCAGGAGGGCGGCGAGTCCCGCTACGCTGCGCCGCTCTTTGAGCGCCAGCACCCGCAGGGCGCCGGCGACTGCCGCCGCGATGCGGATGTGGATCGTGACGCTGACGAGCATTCGCATGACCGAGATATAGCCCATTCGGCAACGTGTGTCCATTTGTATTATGTTGTATCTGGTGGGATAAATCCAAATAACTTGACACCCCACGGGGAACGGTTCTACAGGTTGTGCCCGATGGGCACAGTGACCCCACTTCTGGCTTTTGATCGGTCGGAACGGTGGAAGGATGCCGATGGCAACCTTCACGTCGGCGTTACCAATATCAGCAAGGCGACCGTCAACCCATATCGGGGACGGGAAATCCCCGGCGGCGCCGAAATGGGCCTGGAGCCGGATCGCATCTACCAACTTCTTCGCGATCCCGCCGAACTCGAGGCCGCCGCCCCGACGTTCAACAACCTTCGCCTGCTCTCCAAGCATGTCGCCGTATCCGCCGCCAACCCACAGGAAGACTTGGTGGCCGGCAGCACCGGCACCGATGCGGCATTCGTGGCGCCCTATCTCCGCAACAGCCTCGTGGTCTGGCGGGCCGAAGACATCGAAGCCGTCGAAAGTGGCGACAAGTGCCAACTCTCATGCGCCTACTATTACGACGCGGACATGACGCCCGGCGACTATGAAGGCAAGCATTATGACGGCGTGATGCGGAACATCCGCGGCAATCATGTCGCCCTTGTCGAAGCGGGCCGGGCCGGCCCTGATGTAATGGTCCACGATTCAGCACAACCGATGGAGTTCAACATGCCGCTGACCTCGCGCGCCGCCTTGATGGTCAAGGGGGCACTCGCCGCATACTTGCAGCCGAAGCTCCTCCCTGGCACCGTTCTGGCGCTGGACTCGGCGCTCGGCAGCGTCAACCGCCTCAATTGGCAGAAGGAGCGCCCGCAGGTGCTGGCCGCCGTCACGGCGCTGGCCCGGCCGAAGCTCGCCAAGGATGCCAGCATCGACGACATGGCGACGTGGCTGATGGCTTTCGATGCCGCCGAGGAGGAAGACGACGAAGTGGAGGCCATGGACGCCGAGGAGGAGGCCGAGGAAGCCGAGGCGCGCAAGGAGGAGGAAAAGCGCAAGGCGTCGGCCGAGGATCGCCGTCATGGCGCTCGTGACCGTCGTGCCGCCCGCGATGCCAAGCGTGCCGCCCGCGACAAGGCGGCCAAGGACGCAAAGGAAGCCGCGGACTGTGCCGCCGAGGACGCCAAACTCAAGGCCGCCCGGGACTGGCGCAAGGGCGGCAAGGACCGCAAGGCGCTGGACAAGATTCTCGGCCACAAGGCCAGCGACGAGGAGTTCTCCGAATGGGCGAAAGAGGAAGAGAACGAATCCGAGCACAAAGGCGACAGCAAGGCGAAGGACGCCAAGGCCATGGATGCAGCGATCGGCACCGCTATCCGCGAGGAACGCGCCCGCAACATCGCCGCCACCGAGGCCCGCGAGATCGTCCGCCCCCTGGTCGGCTCGGTTTCCCTCGCGCTTGACAGTGCCGAGGCGATCTATCGGGTGGCGCTAAATGCCGCCAAGGTGGACACGTCCGGCGTCGATCCCAGCGCCTTCAAAGCGATGGTGCAGATGATCCCCAAGCCCGGCGCGGGCGTCCGAACGCTCGCGCTGGATTCCGCCGCGGCGGGCGGCCTGGAAAGCAAGTTCCCGGCCATCGGCCGCATCAACCAGGCATAGGAGCCGACCAATGCCCTTCCAGACCGTCACCAATGCGGTGCAGGCGCCCGGCATGGCCGGCGACTTCGCGTCTGCCAATCCCCGCGCCACCCTGCTTTCGAGCGTCGATTACAACAGCGCCGGCTTCCGGGCCGGATCGAATGGCCTTACCATCGGCCTGTTCACATGGCTCGATCCCGCCACATACACCTTCGCCAGCAACAGCGGCGCGGGCGCTCCCAACGGTTTCGTGCATCGCGAGGCTCAGGGGCTGATCACCACATACCTGACCGAATATGGCTATACCATCCCGGCTGGGTTCGGCTGCTCCTGCATCTTTGACAGCGGCGACTTCTTCGT